GATAAAGGGCGCTGTCACCGGGTTTGAGGTCTTTCAGACGCACCGTTTTATCTTCAGCGCATATCACCACCAGGTTTGAGCGGTTGCCATTCAGGGCGAGGGTAATGGCCTCGGAGCCCACAGGGGGAACGCTGGTGTGGCCATAGTTCTGCCAGCGTTCAATGTTGCTGTCGGTTTCATCGGCGAGTGTTTGGATCTGAAGCTGCTGGCGTTGGGTCGTGTCTGTGATAATCCGCAACACAGCGCGATCCACCATCAGCTGCAGTCGCCGTTTAACAGGCATTAAAAGGCGGTTAAACGGGCTTACCATGCGCCCACCTGTTGGGTATCTTTCTCCGTTTCTATTGGGATATCCATGGCTTCGGGCGGAACCAAACCGAGCACGGTGATGCGTCCCTGGTCATCTTCCAGATAGGTCAATGAAGCAATCAGCATCACCGCATCAATGCCCTGAATAGGGTCATCGACCCGGATGCGTCGATTGAGGGGCCACAATGCGCCGTCAGGCATCCGCCAGCCTTTGACGGTGATTTCGGTGTGGGTGGCCTCGGCCAGCGCCCGCTGTTTTTGCCACTGGCCGCGACGGCTTGCGCCATCGGCGGTGAAAATTTCCTCTGAGAGAATAATTTTAGGGCGGTACCGGGTGACGCCCTTGTCATCGACAGAGATTAACTGGCCGCCGATTTTTGCGGCAGGCTCTGAATCAAAGGTGGCACCACTTCCCACACCTTTAATGATGTAACGGCTGAAGCGCTCGGCTTCGCTGAATCGGCCTCGTGCGGCGAGAATGTTCTGGCCTAATATCAGGGCGGTATCTAGCTGGAGGGTGCTGGCCCGAGTGATCACCAAGTTGCCAGCTGCATTGCTGGTGAGTAACACCCCACGTTGACGGGTTAACCGTTCCAGCAGCTCAAAGGGTGATTCGCCTTGCTCCAGACGAACCGTATCAAAGGGGCGTCCGACGTCGGTCTCTACTTCTACCTGGATGCGGTAAGGTTTGCAGATTTCTGCCGCGATGCTGGCCAGTGTGATGTTTTTCCATTCACCAGAGCGGTGAACCAGGGACGACTCGACCAAGTCCTTGGTTTTGCACCTGGCCGTGATTTGATAGCTGAGTGAATGGGCGTCATAGCTTGGGATGCGTTCAGCAATGTATCCGGTGGCCACGGTTTCCTGGGCAATCAATACCTCGACGGCCATGCCCTCCTTGAGGGGTAACACCTCGGCCTCTTTCCAACTGCGGGTAATACTGAATTGATGCTCACCCGTTACAGCTGACAGGGATCGGCTGATACTGATGGCTTTCCAGCCCTGCCAAAGTCGGCCCCCGATTTTGAGTGAGACCTTATCCATTGTTTTGCTCCAAGACATCCACATTACCCGAGATGGAGGCAGGGCGGGCGAGACGATTACGTTTGACGATGTCATCCCGCTGGCGGGCGTCGCCTGTGAGCTGATAAGCGAGCAGGGCAGAGGGACGCGGGCGATCAATATTCACCGTGCGCATGCGCGGCAGCTGCCGCGCGCGGGCTTTGATGTCATCGACAACAGACAGACGCAACGCGCGCAATGTTCTCCAGCCTTCACGGTTACCGGCTTCGACAGCGCGCTCGGCCTGCCGGGTGAGGGAGGTGGCGAGCGTCTGCGCGGCCAGCTCGGCTTCCTTGCTGTCCGATAACTCACCTGCAGCAATGGCATTGGCTTTGCCAGTGACGACAGCGGTTAGCATCAGATCGCTGGCTAAGTATGTGGTGTCAGCGCTCGGGGCATCAATGGTGGGGTTCATGGCCTCCCGTTCACCTTGCCAGGTTTGCTCAAGCTGATCGTATATCGCGAGGGAAAGCGGCAATTTGGTCGCCAAATCTTTCACCCGAAACACCAGTTGGGTGATGTCCCTGGCTTGTTGGCCGGGGTAGGTCAAACCCCGTGTGATAGAGGATTTCATGCGGCCCAGTCGATTGACCCAGTCGCCTGTCTGTTCGGGCAGCCCCGGCAGGTTGTTCACTGTGCTGTCCAGGCTGTCGAGCATGCCATCCATCTGTTTGGCGAGACTGGCGTTTTGCTCGGGTGTCAGCGTCTCAACCTCACGGGCAAAGGCGTCACATTGTGCCTCGTTTGCAAGCGCCGCCTGTGAGGACACGGCCTGTTGCGTATCGATGCGATCAGCAGGAAACAAAGTATCGCTGGCGGCGTAGACCTGAAACGACAGGCGGCAGATATCGCGCTCGTTGTTGTCGAAGTCATAGCTGACATCGCCGACCTGTACCTGACGGATCCCCCAATAGGGATGCACCAGTTCACCTGGGCCAGCGACATTCAGCGCATCGAGCAACTGCTGGCACTGGGCTTGTGCGTTTGGCCCCACCAGAACGGCTTTGATGGTTTCTGCATTCAGAGCGCCGCCATTATCTTCGGGCCAGCCCTGGTCGCTTTTCGGGTACTCGTGGGTCACGGCGCGTCGGCCCGTTTTGCCGCGCACCGTTAATAACAGAAAGGGCACCCCACGAAAGGAAGCTTCACGCCTGTCTTGCCAAGGTTCTTGCATCTTGTACCCTTAGTCCGCCATGGACAGACCATGATCCACCGTCAAAGGAATGCCGTTGTAACGCACCTCCGCGCTTTTTATCCGGGTGCGGTTCTCGTGCATTTCAATGGCGATTTTTCCGCGAATTTCGCCCGATTCATTCGCAGGGGGGGCCGCATTACTTCCACGGAACCAGCCTGAAATTTCATCAAACACATCAAGCAGGCCCGCACCGGGTACAAAGGAATCCGGTAAACCTGTGGTATCGACCTCTGACGCACGGCGGATATCGATGGGAGAGAACTCGGGTGCCAGATTCATCAGGCCATAGCCGACGCCTGTACCCTGGGCGGCGATATTCAGCCAGCGGTGTCGGCCAGTGGCACCGCTGTATTTGCCCTGTGTGCCTGCCTGTCCCTGTTGCAGGGCGTTCGCGGCTGGCATGTTCACCACATAAACAGGCGTGACACCTCCGGCAAGGGTATTGGCTGCATCGCCAACGCCTCCTTTTTTACCAAATACAGCCTTTAAGTCCTTGGCAACGCCCAGCGCTTTGCGGGCGGCAACCAGGCCCGCCATGGTGAGGCCGATATTCTTGCCAAGCTGCAGCCAGCGGTCGAGGGTGGCAGCGACCAGGCTGTTGACGGCATCGGCCAGATCCTGAAAGGGCTCGGCCAGCTCTCTTTGTGTGAGGCGATGAAGGGCGGTCATCAGGTTATCGACGCTCGCCTGGTAATCCTTGGCGACCTTGGCCGCATCCTTGAGGGTGGTTGAGCCGTCGGCAGTGACAGACAAAAATGCGTCAAATGATGTGATACTGCCCTTTGCGGAAAACTCCCCCATTAAGGGTTTTAAAGCGCGGATTGCCTCTTCCCCAAACTTGATGGTATCGAGTGCCTGAGTCATGGTGTAGCGGGTGCTGCTGCCAGCTTCTGTGATGATCTCTCTCATCAGGTCGGGTAAGGGGCGCATCACTTCCACGCCGTCTTTGAGTTTTTCCGGGTCAAAGACATGGATCCCGGCCAGCTCTTTCAGTTTCTTCACCTTGTCCGGGGTGGTCATTTCGCGGATCAGTGCTTCATAGGCCGTCACAGCCTGTTCGTCAGAGCCCGCACCGCTTCGAATGACCTGCATGGCGGCACCCAGCTCCAGCACGGCTTCCACACCCTGGCGGCCAGTGGCTGCATAGGTGGAAAGTAGCCGTTCACCCTGGGCGGCAAAAGATGCCATGGTGAATGCGCCGCTTTTCCCCTGGACGTTCAGGCTGTCCATGGCGGTCAGCACTTCCTGTTGGGTCTCCACTGACAGCTTTTTCAGTTGGGTCAGAACGGCACCAATATGGCCACCTGTTGCGCCTGTGGCCTGAGAGAAGAGGGCGATGTTTTCCATGTTCCTGCGCGCAAACTCAATATCACCGAGCTTTTCCATCACCACTTCCAGCCCTTCGAGCGTTTGGGTGGGGTCGATGCGGATACCTTCAGAGCGGGAGATATTTTCAATCTCTTCGTAAAGAGCGCGGGTTTGCTCTTTAGTGAGGTCAGCGGCGACAGACAGACGGGACAAGCGGCGGTCGAGGGTCACCAGCCTGTTGGCCACGGCACCGCCAGCGACGGTGGCCACCAGAGCCGTATAGCGGTTTTCCATTGCATCCAGCCCTTTGTTCACGCCCCGGACCGCATGACGAAAGCCTTTGGCCATGCGTGAGTTACTTTCAGCAAACTTCTTCATTTCACTGGAATAGGCCCGCGCCTTTGAGGTGAGATTACCCGAGAGGTTGATGATGATTTCGCTGTTAAGTTGGCTCATGCTGTTTTGCCTTCAGTGCGCACAAATGGTCAAACAACCAGGTGACGGGTTTATCGAGAAAGTGATCAACAGGGGAGAAATAGCGGCCAGCCAGGGCCAACACGACGTGCTCAAGTCCTGCTGCCTGACTGCTCCAGTCGCCCCCGTTTTTCGGCCACCCCCACAGCGGCATCGAGTCGCTCGGCCTGCTCGTTGAGCAGGGAAAAGTCATCGACATGAAGCTGGTAGAGCTGGCGCTCGGGAAGTGGGCCTTTAATCTCCCCGATGGATTCGATTTGGCGGCAAAGGAGTTCAATGCCCATCCTGACTTCAGAGACCACGGTGATCCCGCGTTCGGCCCCGGTCTGAGGGTCAGGCACAAAGACCACCTGTTCGGCCTTGGTGCGCGCTTCAATCACATCGCGTGTGGTGAGCTCACGCAGCACCACGTCATACTGCAGTTCGGCATCATCGCCCTGGCCAAAGGGCAGACCATGCGAGAGGGTAAATTCAATTTTCGCCATGCGTGCCCCCGGTTAGATGCGTTTACACTTGCTGCCAATGAATTTGCCGCCTGTCTCGCCGTTGTCTTCATCCAGCTCTGCGGGGTTTTCGAGTGCGCTGCCCGTCATCATGTAAGTGAGGCCATTGTCGGCATCAAACACGATGGTGGCATTTTCCAGCTCGTTAAGTGCCTGCACATCGGTATCACTGTCCACCGCCAGCTTGAAATCGAGCGAGGGTGCAACAAAGCGTTTACTGTTGCCCCAGACGCGGCCGCCACCTCCGTGTGAGGTGCGGCTGAATCCGCCGGGGTTGAGGCGTGCGCCGCCTTTGGTCTTGAGCTCCACGCCATTGGCGCGGATCTTTGCATAACCCAAAATAGCCATGGGCGTTTCTCCTTACAGATAGAACTGGACGTTCATGGCCATGATGCGCAGGCCATTAATCAAATCCGGGGTACAGAGTACGTTGATACGGTTGGCATCCGAGCGGTCGCGGGTGACCTCAAGCTCTGCGTTGTAGCGCTCGAAGTTCTCAACCAGTCCTTTCTCCTGCAGCTGCAGGAACACATCGAGCATTTCCGCGCGCAGGATTTTAGGCGTCACCACAGGTTGACCCGGCTCCAGACTGTCGAGCACGTCATCCCCGGCGAGCTTGTGACGCGGAAACTTCTGGGTGAAGTGAGCTTTATGCACAAAGCGGAAATAGCCCAGGGTCATGGGGGTGGTGATGTCGAGGTAACTCGGATCCGGGCTGCCAAATGCATTCATCTGGTAGGTGCTGATCTCCCGTTCGATGAGACAGCGGTTACCCGCATCCACCTGATAGGTTGCCAGTCCGTCATGCAGCAGCAGGTTGCGCTCTACCAAGTCCCAGCGGTCGCGCTTGGTCGGGGGCAGCAAGCCCACCAAAGGTAGCGTCTGCAGGGGTCTGGCCGGATCAATCGCCAGGTGATAAGCCGCCTGCGCCGCATAGGCCGCCGCAAACTCCCAGGGCGGGTTGGGCGCGTGATTGGTGCTCATGCAGGTGATTAAATGATCGTTACGCGTGTTGCCCCAGGTACCCGTTTCGGCATGGTTGCCACGAAAGGCGGTGTAGCAAACCGCTTCCATCATTCGCAGTGGGCCCCAGAGGTCATTGAGCTCGGTGCGAAGGCCATCAAGGAAAGCCTGATCGTTGAACGGGCAGACAATATGGTTAAACCATTCATCACCGAGCGCACCAATGACCTCACTGGCATCGACATACCCCGCGCCACCTGTCAGCGGCGTCAGGGTAAGGGACACGCCTGGCGGCAACTGCTCGGTGTCGTAATAGTTGTAGCGCACATCGATATCGTTACCCGTGATGCCTTTCCATTTGGCGGTAAGCTTCACGCGGGTGTTTTCGGTCTCAGGAATTTGCGCCCTGACAGGCAGTGAAGATTGGCTGTTAATGGCGGTCACAATGGCATTGGCAATTGCGCCTGCTGTGTCGTTGGTTTGCACGCCGACTTGCACCCGCTGGCCGCCAATCATCAATGACAGGGTGCCCGCCTGACTGGCCGAGCCCTGCACACTGATGGCCTGACCTGACATAGCGGCAGAGCCTGCCGAGGGTTCAGCGACAGGCATGGCCCAGGTTTCGGTGTAGCTATTGCCTTTGCGCAGGGTTTTCAGCATGGCGGTGAGCATGGCATCGTCACCGAACAAAGCGCGTGCCTGATCATCACTGGTGATGCGGTATTGTTCGAGCGGATTTGCCGAGCCGCCTGTCTGGTGACCCATCACCAGAATCTTATGTTGCTGAATAGCGGCACCCTGATTGGCGTTCGCGTTATCAAACGCCATGTAAAACAGAGGCACACGAATATCATTCGGGATGGACATCATTTCGATCCTTTCGTTTTCACGCTGTCTTTGGTGGTGTCATTGGTCACCTCGGGCGCGTTTGTGGTCACTGAGCCTTCTCTCACACGGCGGTGCCAATAGGCGTTCATCACAACAGGCTCACCGTCTTCGCTGAGGTGTGCGCCGTCCGGTTTACGTACTTTCACCGTTTTATCTGTGGGGTAGAGAGTCACGCTGTTCATTGGGTGTCCTTGTCGTTGGAGTGTTGAACGTTAATCGTTGCGCTGAGGGTTGGGCTGCCTTCGTTCGGGGTGTCGAGTTGAACCGTGAGAAAGTCATCCAGGGAAGACAGGTCAACGGGCACATTGAGGCGGCATTCCTGCTGCCAGCTGACAGACCAGATCGCCACGCCAATATCATCCAGTGCTTCGGTGCAGAGGTTCTGGGCGGTGACTCGGTCTGCAGGTTTATAGGCTGTCCGGCCAAAGGCGGGCGTCCAATCCTGGCTGGCAATGAAGAGGGCGAGCTGGCTGCTGATGACCTCGGCGCGTTCGTCGCGGTGGTGGCCAAAATGGTCAGTGGTCATCACAAAGGCCACCAGAGACACCAGACCGACCACGCTGCCCGCTTCGCGGCGCACGTTGCTGACATTGAGCGCCGCCACACGGATAACGCCGTAATGGGTGACCTCCTTTTTCACTGCGTCAGGCGAGGCAAAGCGGCCTTTGTGGCGGTTGATGCTGCCGACCTGGTTGGGTGCTTCCCCTTTAAAGTGATGAAGTGCCTTCACCGCGGCGGCGGTGATGGCAAGCGTCGTGCCTGTGATGTCGAGTTGCGGGCGGCTTGTCATGGCAAGAGCTCCCCATAAAAGTCACCAATCAGTGCATAGAGGTCTTGCTGGTTGTCCTGCGACAGCCCGAGGTATTCACGCTGCGGCACTTTCATGTGCCGGACGTGGGCGGCGACGCTCTGCCATACAGGATGGCGGAGCACTTTGCCGAACGCCTGGGTAATACGTCGGTGATGGGCGCTGATTTGTACCGCGCCATCAAACCCTTCCTGGTGCACCGCGGCATAGATGAGCGGTGACCCCACATAGACCTTATTGCCCTTGACCAGGTATTGAATGGAATCATCCAGCTCGCCTTCCCCCATCAGCAGGGAATGGTTGCCGTGGCGCGTTTTGGCGTAGGCGTCAGACCAGCTTTCCCAGGGAGTGCCATCAGGCGAGGTTTTCTCGTCCCTGATGCGTCGGTGGGTCTGGGTTTCGGCTTCTGCACCGATAAGGTTCAGCAGCTTTTTACGATTACCGGTATCACTAAGCCTGGCAAGGTGGGCCTGTATGCGGGCAAGCTCAGCTTGCCCCGAGATATTCACGGCGATAGCCATCAAAGCACCCCGCCCAGTTGTTTGCGTATCGGTGGCCGGGAGGCATCAATCACCTCAGCTTTTCCGGTGTTTGTCTCCTTCGGTTTCTCTGCCTGGGGAACGCCTAAATCCCTACGGCCTGCCTGAATGTCTTTCAGGATGGCAATGGCATCGTCATAGCGTTTTTGCACCAGGTCGGTCACGCTGCTGTCACGGTCTGCGAGCCAATAAAACGCGATGGAAATGGCTACCCGGTTGAGCGTTCTCGGCACACTGCTCAGCGGCAATGGATAGCGGGAAAGAAAAGTGTTTATCTCCTCGGTGGCATCAGCGAGCGCTGCGTTGATGGCGACCTCATCAAGGGCATCAGGGTTACCTTGTTGAGCGGCCACCGTCCACACAAACGATGCATCGCGGTCGAGCAAATCCTGCTGGCTGGCATAGACGGTGGCGCTCATGGCTCAGGCTTACTTTTCTTGCGTACGCTGGCGTTCAACAAAGAGCATTTGCTCCTGCTCCAGGCGTTCAAGTGCAGCCGCATCGATAAACACATCAGCGTCATAATGTTGATGTGCGGCGGCAGGGTCTTCGACCACAAACACATGTGCGCCGTCGTGTGGCCAGAAGCGGGCGCAGCGCCAGAAACCATCGACGGGTTTGGATCGGACAAACAGAGCAATAAAGGCTGTCTCTCCCAACTTGGCCATCATGGCTTCCTGCGGGTTCACAGGGCTTTGCTCGCTATCCGGTTGCGGTGTCTCAGTGGCAGCGTCAACAGCGCTGGTTCCTTGGGTGCCAGTGGTTTTTTCAGTGCTCCCAGAACGTGACGCTTTGGTTGACGTGGCAGATTTAGTCGCATCGTTCACTGTTTCATCCTCTTGGTCGCAAAGGCCGCCTGACGGCCAATGCTGAATGGGGTTAAACGTGGCTTAAACAGGGTTAACCAAGGTATGGGCTGACCACGACCTCGACATCCTGGTAATAAGGGTTACTGCCGCCATCGCTTAGCAGGGCGACGTTGATAAGCTTCTTGGCTGCCGCGCGGTTACGCGGGCCAACGATGAGCTTGGTCGGACGAATACCCAGAGGCGTGCCGTTGTTCTTGCGAATACCGGACAAGGCTTCAATGGCTTTTTCGTAGTTGAATTCCGTCAGTGCGGTCTTTGAGCCCACGGCGGTTTGCCAGAAACCGAAACCGACATTGGAGCGGCCATCAGTACCTGCGGCCATGGCGTTATTGAACCAGGTGAACTCTTCGTTCGGGTTCATGTTCTTGAACACAAACGGGCGGCGGTTTTGGTAGATGATGGGCTTCAGTACCTGCGTGTCATCAATCAAAAACCAAGGTTCGCCCGTTGCAGAAGGTACACCGATGATATTGGAGTAGGTGCCATCGCCCATTGGGTGGTCAGCATCAAAGAAATACTGGCCATCAAAGCAGGTGGTTTCAAACCCCGCTTTGAGGAGGCCATAAGCGAGTTCATCCGGGAACAGGGCAACCTGATAACCAAAGTTTTTGGCGAGCACGGAATACATACCAATCTGGTCATCGTCCACGTCTTCGCGTTTGACCTTGATAGAGGTCTCCCAGGTTTTGTTTTCGATGGCGTAACCATGCTTGCCAATGTCAGCCAGTTGGCGTTCGCCTACCCATTCTTTGATCCCCGGAATGTCTGCCAGCCAGCCGTAGTTATTGGCTGAGGTTGAGCTTGGCACTTCAGTAGCGATTTCCTGCCATTGCGGGCTGGCCGTGGTGAGCCCCTGGGTGTAGGCCGCGCTCATGCCCGTGAACAGGGCTTCCAGAATTTGCGCTTGAGACTGTGACATCAGTGGTTACTCCTGTGTGTGGTTTTTGGCGGCCAGATATTGCTCCTGCGTGATGTGGAGCTTTCGGCAGATGGCGAGCTCGTGCTCATCCAGATTGGTTTTGTTTTTCGGTAGCTGGGTATGTCGGCTTTCATCGCTCATCACTTTGGGTGCAGATGCTAGGAAGCGGTCAAAGCCTTCGCGATCAGTGCGACACATAGACAGGAACGCCGCCTTATTCGCGGGCGCAATCTTGCCTTCAGCGATAGCCTCATCAATCACAGCTTCGGTTTCTGCGTCCTGCTGGGCTTTAAGTTGGCCCTCGGCAGCTTCCGCACGGTTCAGCGCCAACTGATGGGTTTCCATCGGGACATATTTTTTAAGGTCAGGATTGTCGGCACGGTTGAGCGCCAGTTGCTTGTCAGATTTCAGCGTCTCAATCTCTGAGAGTGCATCCGCTTCGGTCGCGGTGGCCGTATCGAGCGCTAGCGCCGTTGCCAGAGTGACAGGGAGTGTCATGGGTTGTTGCTCCTGTTGTTGTCGATTCAGTGCAGGGAGTTCGGTCAGGTTGGGTTTGTTGGTAAAGCCGACGGATTCAATCGCGGTGACATTGCCTTGTGCATCGTGCAGAAAAGCAGGGGAGTAGTAGCGGTATTTGCGCTCAGTAATGATGTCCACGCCTTCACGGTTGAAGGCAACACGGCCCCAAATGGCACCATCGCGCACATCGTATTCTTCCACCCAACCATAAGCGGGTGCTTCCTCTCCTAATGGGCCTTTGATGTGGGTAGCGTGTTCAATGTCCCAGGGCGCGGAGGCAGCAGAGTTAAGTACCACAGCATCAGGCGATGAATTTGACCAACTGCGGCCATCGATGCCGGAGAAGGTGCCAGCAGGGATAAGCTCTAGCCAGCGTTCACGAGCATCTGTCTGTTGTGGTGGCATTTGAAAACAGAGTGCTAGGTGGCGTGTTTGGTGAGTTTCTGGCATGTCACTGGCCTGCGTTGTGGTGAAAAGTAGAGGCCAGAATATGCGGGCTGTGGATCGGGTGAGATTTACGGGGGTGGTTGTCTTATAGCATTGATTGGAATTTGAGCATACGAATGAGCGGCTGACCTCAAAAACGCAGAATGACTTTCTCTAAAAATCTGGACTGTGATAGATTTCTAGCACTAAAAATGCTGGCATTTCTATGTTGTGTTTAATGGCAGAACGAACGATGGGCAAACGAAATATCTTTAGAAACAACACGAACTATCATGTTTAAAACTCATCCTTTAAATACTTTATTTCTCTCATTAATTGTTTCAACTAAAGCGTGCTTTGGGGAAGAGAGTCTACCCGTCTTTGCGAGAGTAGTAAGTGTTTATGATGGAGATACGTTTCGTGTTGATATTGAATCTTGGCCGCGATTTCTGGGGAAAGACTTACCTATCCGAGTCAAAGGGGTTGATACACCTGAGATGAAGGGAAAGTGTCTTTTAGAAAGAAAAAAGGCAAGAGAGGCTAAAGAGTACACGACATACTTTCTCAAATCTTCCAAAACTGTGACTTTAAGTAATCTAGAAAGAGGAAAATTTTTTAGAGTGCTTGCTGATGTTGAAGTTGCTGGGAGAAACCTATCCAGAGAGTTAATTGAAAGAGAGTTAGGTGTGCCTTACTAAAATAAGAATAAGAAGAACTGGTGTGAATAGTAACTTAAAACTCTTTGTGAGTCAGAACTGGGATCATTGAATGAGTAGTTTAATTGATAATCTATCTCCCAAGGAGTGGGAAAGCTATTGCGAGATTATGCTTAGGCATCATTATGGTGCGAAGAACTTTTGGCCAGTTCCAGATGAGGACAGTGGAGACTTAGGCTTAGAGTTCTATACGGTGGATGGGACTATATATCAATGCTACTATCCAGATAATAATATCGATATGGCCACATACAAACAGAGAATTCAAAAAAAGATTCGAGAAGATCTCAAAAAACTCAAAAGTAATGAAGAAAAAATCGCAAAGATGATAGATGATGTCATCATTAATCAATGGGTTCTTCTGACACCTAAGAATAGATCGAAAGATCTAATAACATACTGTAATAAAAAGAAAAGAGAAGTATTAAAACAAGGTATTAGTTACATTAATGAGAAAGAATTCATAGTTAAAATTGAAACGGCAGACAGTTATCCCGATGCTAAAATGTATGCTTCTGGAGTATACGACAAGTCAATAAATATACCTATTACTCAAGTAAGTGAACAGGAAAAGAAGCTTTGGAAAGAAAGTAATAGCACATTCTTAGATAACATAGTCCATAAATCAACAAAAATTATGGGTAAGAATAGTGATGCTTTTCAGGATAATATAATAACTAAATAGCTGTTCCTAATAGTAGATCTCAAAGATAAGAGAAACTCAGTCCGCTTTGTGCGATCTGATCAATCGCCAAACCGAAACATACCGACAAAAGGACTGAGTGATGGCCATCATAGCACCGATACCTCGTGGCGAACGTCGTAGGATGAAAAAAGCGATACAGACTACCAAGGACAAGGATTATGCCCGCAGACTTATTGCTCTCATGCAACTCCACGAAGGCAAAACGATTGTCGATGTCTGCCGTATTATCAGTGCAGCCCGCTCCTCAGTGGGTAGGTGGATTGACTGGTTTACTCAAGGTGGTATGGATGCCCTGCACGCTTTGCCTGTTGGCAGACCGCCAACGCTTCCCGTTAGCGAAATGTGTGCGATGCTGACTATTCTGGTTCAGTTTTCCCCGCAGGATTTCGGTTATCAGCGAAGCCGCTGGAGTACAGAGCTTTTAACGATGCAGCTCAATGATGTATTCCAAAGTACAGTGGCGGCTTCTACGGTCAGGCGTTGGTTACCGAAAATCGGGATCGTCTGGCGTAGGGCGGCACCTACCCTCAATATTCGAGACCCTGACAAGGAAGAAAAGCTCGCTCAGATAAGTGAGGCGCTGGACAAATGCAGTGTTGACCATCCGGTGTTTTATGAAGACGAAGTTGATATCGACCTTAACCCCAAAATTGGGGCTGACTGGACGGTAAAAGGCCAGCAGAAAAAAGTGGTCACACCGGGACAGAACTGCA